CGGAAACAACGAAACCGGAAGCTGCCATGAGTTCCTCGTTGATTTCCTTTACGTGGTCAAGCTGTGCATTCTCGTTCTCCATCGCAAGAACGTCTCCAATACCACCTTCGAGTTGCGCCGTGAAGACTGACTTCACAGATGCACCGAATGTAGTTGAAACGATTCGAGGCAAACTCGAAATAGTTTCAATGTTGGATACGTCTACCGTTGGGAGGCTTCCTGTTTCAGTGACAGGGCGGGATCGACTTGATCCACGGTCTGTCCTGATACGCCAACCAGCAGTACTTCCCCAAACAGTTCGGGGAATTGCGTTAAAGAAACGAGTCTGGTTATTTAGAGCTTGCCATACCTTACGTCCGTAAGTGGTGTTGAAAATGCCGGTAGCAGAATCAACAGTGAAGTACGACTGCTTTTGCAGATACTCAGGCCCGAAAACAGAGTTATACAAACCCCGTTGGGACTGGGCAAGATACTCACTTAATGAAGGATTAGCCATCTTTCAATCTCCTATTTCTCGTTCTTGTAGTTTATAATTTAGAGTAGTTCCTGTGGAACACCAGCAGTATCACCTGCCTGTATCTTCAACTGAAGCGCACGAAGCTCTCCATATGAAAGATTAGCAAGCTGGTCAACTGTGTCACCTTCAGTAGCAGATTTTACAATTGGAGTTGTTCCATCTGTTCCTAGTGCGGTGATTTGTGGAGCGACTAATCCGCGCTCTTCTCGGAAGCCCATCTTGCGTAGTCGAGCTTCTGATGCTTCTTCAACCGACTTGTCGATGCCTTGCTCAAACGAAGCGAGTTGCTTGCGGAGGGAATCAAGTTCCTTCTGCATTGACTTCATCTCGTCATCATCTTCGTCATCGTCATCGTCCGCCTTGTACTTCATAGCTTTTGTAGCGTCTTCATCCTCTTCGTTGTCGTCGGGGGTGTCAGCTTTGTCCATGTCGTCTTCATCTTCGTCTTCTTCATCAGCTTTACGCATAGCCTGAATAGTGTTCTGTTGCTGTTCTATCTTCGATGAGATATTAGCAGCAGATTCGGAGTCGTCCGCTTTACCGGAACTTCCACCAGTAGTTTTAGCTTTGCGCTCTGTACTACCGTCAACATCCATGCCTTGATCAGCCTTTAGAATACCAGCAACCTCTGCCGCCAATTCTTTAACGAGTGCAGCTTTTTCTACTGCGTCATCTTCTTCTTCTCTACGCTCTTCGTCATCTGCCTCTGCCTTAATAAGCCGTGCATCCATTTTCTGGAGTACCTCGGCGACAGCAGAGAGGGCAAGGCCATTACCTTCTAATGCCTTCTCAATGCGATCAAATTCCTCAGCCATAAGAGTTTCCTCCTGTATTTACCATTCAATTCTAATTTATCCTTGTACGGTTGGTCTAAGCCACCCCCGACCATACGAAAAAAACGTCTTAGTACATTTGTTCTAGACGTTTTATTATACTATTGTTATGCGAAAAACCTGAGTATTTCGTAACATTCGTATTTAATCTACATTTACAGCAGTGGAACCGCTCTCAAGTAAATGTAATATCTCATTTCGGTAATCATACATAGGGACTTGGAGTAGTTTTTTAAGTTTCTCGCATTGCGTTCCTTCAGGTAGAGAGGCTTCTACTAAATCTAAAATTTTACCTACCATGCGAGAGTGCCTCTGCATTACATATTCTTGTTCTTTACTTACCTTTGTTATATCCATAATCGTCTCCTACTTATTCTATAGTTATACTAGGGTCTAATCCAACAAGTTTTTGTAAAACCTTTTTGTTTTTTGTAACATTCTTCACAGCAGTGAGTAAAAAGTTAGTATCTCTTCGTGAGTCAATTCTTTTCCCCATCTTTTTTGTATGCTCTTTAACAAAAGTTTCTTGTTTGGTTTTTGACTTCTGCCGGTAGTTCGATGCAGTCCATGGTAAACGTCTTTGATGTGCCTTGACTACATACCTATACTCAGGGTCTACTGTCTCTGAATTGACAAGAGAACTTGCGTAAGGTGCAGAATACTTTATACTTACACCGTCTGAAGTATACGATAAAGAACCACTGTCCTTTAGAGCGCCAGAACGTATCGGCACAATCCGTTGGGTCTCAGCATAAATTTCTGCCCCTAGAGATTGTATATATTTCAACATGATTTTTTGTATAAGATTAGTTGCCATAGTATTTTATTATACTGTACGGCTACCCCAAACTTCAGGGATCGTGGATGGGAATTTACCCGGAGACGTATCGAATTTATCTAAACGTATAATTTCTTTACTTACGTTTCCGTGGTCAGGATGCCAGTACGTGACCATGTGCTTAGGAGCAGAGCTTACATGTAATCTATTCGTAGTGAATTCGTCCGACCCTTTCATTGTTCCACATACATACAACGAACCTGTTCCAATATCGTATTCATCTATACGATGGAAGTGTCCAATCATAACATCATCAAAATGTTGAACATCGTTATCTTCTTTATTCTGTTGCTGAAGTCCACGCATCTGTCCAATCATTCTAGTAAAGCTAGCAGAACTACCGCCACCTGAAATAGAATCACCATGCATAATTAAGACGTTCCGACCCGCAACGTTAAAGATGGTACTAAAGTTTTTAGGAATACGAAATTCGATGTTTTTCTGTTTAGCACAAAAAGCTGCTACCCATTGGTACATCATGTGATCCCAATCCATGTATTTATCTTTAGCTGGAATTTTCCTAGTCATACGACCATGATTACCAACAACAGCTACAACACGGACTTTCTTGAAATTAAGTGAAAGCTTAGTGATAGCTTGACCAATTAGAAAAGCACCATTCATCATTTGTTCCATACAGTTTCCTATGTTGGTTCTAGCTAACTCTTCGTGAATATCACCACTAACCATATCACCAAGCATAGGGATAACTAATTCATCTACATCAGCAATGTTGCGTCGGTAGCCCGCCAGTAATATAAGCTGGTCTACCCAGCCATATAACCGTTTGTTAAAAATATCTAAATCATATGCATTGATTCCAGTGGTCTGGTCAAAAACAACTCGGTCGCCAACATGGGTATCGGTAAGGGGAGCAACCATAGTTTGGGGCTTACTTCCCCTAGGCTTTGGTGTTGTTTGGCTTTTTTCTGCTTTTCTTTTATAGCCTTTCCAGATAGCGTAATCAGGAAATGCTTTTGTATTATCCCTGATAGCATCAATGATTAGTTCTTTTTTACTGCTATCTTTAATAGAAGACTGGTATAATTTTTTATAGTAGGCAGCTTCTGATTTATAAGTAGCTACCTTCCTGTCTTGTTTTACTTTTTCGTCCACCCAGAACTCAGGGTCATTTAAGATATTGTCATGCTCTGGAGCAAACTCATCCGCCATGGTAGCCGCAGCTTCATCTACAATTAGATCAGTTTCGGAATAACCTTCCCGGTCGTACCATCGTTGAATCGTACTGCGGTGTACGTCTATTCCGTATTCTTCCGATAGCCAATTTCTTAGGCGAGTCCACGTTGCTCCTGCCATCCTCATCTTCACCAACATCGGTTTTATCTGTTCTGGAATCGTCATCTATTCTCAACTTTCTATATTCTAAATATATAACCATACCACACATTATACAGGATACTTCTTCACCGTCAAGCTTTAGAGTACCTGAACATCTAGGACATGCAGTATTTGTTATGACATTACGATTTAAGCTCATCTGACTGCCTCGCTGCCCTCTTCAAGAAATCTTGGAATTCATAGGCTGGAATCTCCATAGGATGCTTATAAGCATTTGGGGTTTTGATAAGCCTAGCTATATACTTAATAAACCACTTCAACTTACCTGTTAGTTCTTGATCTATCGCATGGTACGCTTCATGGGCGTACATACCAAATTCATACACTAACGCCTCTGCATCCCCTCGATTGGCTTTATAGCTTTTTAATACTACTGGGTACCTAGGTGTGTAATATATAGTACCCCATATAGTAATGCCTTGGGGTTTAGACGGAAGCATTCCTGCAAATTTACCCAGCGTAGATTCTGTTACTACTGGTGGCAGGTATTCGATTTCCCCAGCTTTAGAGAAATGACTAGGGTAGTCCGCAAATTCTTTCTGTAGTTCCATACGGAGGGTTTTCACCCAGCCGTGTGGAAACTTTAAATAGTAACCATGGTTTCTAAGAGAGTTTGTCATTATAATTATCCAATCAGATTAGTTTTAAATTATCTAACTTATCTATAATTAACTGCTTTGATACTGCTCCGACCGTTCTACCAAGAAGTTGTCCATCCTTAAAGAAAAGTAGGGTGGGTATACTCCGTACTTCATATTGTACAGGAGTTTGATTATTATGATCT